AGCCAACTCAAAATCTGTCTCGCCTTTGAAGGTTGCTCCGAAGACGGAGGCTCTTGCGAATGCTTCTTGTGCATGTGTTTCATTCTCCCAAAGATATCTATCTTTCAATGTATCAAGACTAAATTTATCAAATGTTTTTTCTTTATCGTAGTCTATTTCAATTCCTAAGTAAGGCTTAGTTCCTATTTTGTCTTCAATCATCTTGTGTGTCCTGTAAATATAAAGCTATTATAGCATAGTGTATAATCTTTTGCAAGTCTGCTTTATTTTTTCCATCTTTTTTCCCATACCTCATAGCGTACTTCATGATATTACCCATGGCAAATCCTTCTCCGTGTCCAGCATCTAATATCATATCAGTTGCTTGGTATTTACCATTAGAATAATGTTGGTCATATGTATTACCTACATAAGCTTTCATTTCATTTAGTATTTTATCTTCGTTAAATTTATAGTTCATCTGTTCTCCAGTTATTAGGTAAAGTATCTTCACTATACCATGTAAAATTATTTGTTTCTGCCCATTCAGCATGGGTTCTTTTTGTTCCGTTCTTTCTTCTCTTAGCCTGTGGCATAGGTGCAAAAGGACTTAAGAATAAAAACACTAGTTCTTGATTTGGCTTAAGTGCTTTACGAACCCACACATACTTATTGTATTCTTGGTAATCCCAAAATCTTCCTTTAGCTTCTAAAAGATATTCTTTCTTTCCTATCTTCTTTACAAAGTCAGGCTCATATTTATGTTCTACAATGTAAGGTACTTTATTTGTATGGTGTTCCCATTCTTGTAAGATAGTACTATGTAAAGTGTGTTCCCATTTAGAATCATATCCTTTAGGTATATCTTTTTCTTTAGGTCTAACCTTTCTAGGTTTTCTAAAACCGACCACTAGATAACATCCGAATAAGTAATGTCATCTATATGTTTAGTTCTTAAAACTCTTTTAATTCTTTGAGCAAACCACCTTGGTGTGTAAGCAGAAAGCATTAGTTTATTGTTAGCATAAAAGTGTGTCTCTTCAGGTAAATACTTTTCATAGTTATCTACACTTACTTTCTTTTGTTCTTCTTCTGTAAGCATACTCTTAAGCCATTGTACTACAAACTCTTTTGAAAGTTTACGTACTTGTTTAGTTTTTATTTGTCTCATAGTTTTATTTCCTCAACCTTTGGTTCTTTAGCAACCGTTGTAAAATATACAGGACCTTTAGCGTAGTTAAAGGCTCTTAGTCCTTTACCTTCGTTAGAATCTTTATGGCATTCTATTTTATGAGGACACCACCCACAGTTTTTAGCTAACTTCATGTTGCCTGAAAGACCTTCAGCTACCGGAGTATAACAAAACTCAGGTGGCGTATCTTTAACTATAAGTTCTTTTATGTTATCTATCTTAGAAACTATATTAGGTTTCTCTATGTCATCAGGTATGTAGGTACAGAGTTCTCCTGTTTCTTTATTCATAACAAGGAAGCCACCATTATTTGTACCCTCTGCTGCTTCGTAACCTGCAAGTTGTGATAGGTATCCAAACGCATCGTCTTCACTCAACGTACCTTCTTTAAATTTCTTAAAGGCATAACCTGATGCAGTCTTTACATCTACCACTTCTCCATCTATCTTACAGTCCATGTGACCCTTGATTCCGTTTACAGTAATTTCTTTCTGCATATCTGTAAGCTTATGTCCTGAAAGTTTAACAAAGAATAAAAGTAAAACCTCAAGTAAATGTCCGTATAAAAATTTAATCTGTATGTTAGGTTGTAATTTTTCTGTTGTGTCCGATTGAGTATGAGCATCATACCACAAACGTCTTTCAGGTTTGCCTATGTTAGACATCCTAAGAGTCTCTTTATTTGTTCTATCTTGAGGGGTAGCCCAATGTCTAAGAGCATCTGCCATTTCTTTACCGAACTCTTCATAAGTTTTTTCTGTAATATCTAACTCATTACCTTCTGTCAGAGAATCTAACAGGGCATAGATATCAGGTACTAAATTATTTAGTGTTTTCTTTTTCATTTTCTGTTTCCTTGAATGCGTTGATTACATCCGATGAGAATAGTTTCTGTAAATTAACAAGAAACATTTTACTAGCGTTGTGGTCTCCACCACTTACAGTTCTAAATGTATCTGCTTTATCCACAATAGTTTTGAGAACATCTGTTTTAAATACAAGAGTACAAAACTCATTGTCTCCTACACATAGATTATGAAACCAGTAATCAGATTCAGTTGCTCTGATACCTGAAGGCTTACCATATGATTCATATTCTATACAAATGTTTCCTGTTTTCTGCCACATATCTTTTTCAGACTTAACTTCTATTTTTTTATTGGTCATCATGTCTGCTATTTTTTCTTCTCTTATTGTACCATAAGCTAAGTCAATGTCAAACTTTTTTCTATCTTCTTTTATTGGTTTCATTCTGTATGCTCCACGAATTTTAATTCTCTTGTTTGAGGGTTGAAAGTTAATAACTGTACTCCCATTTTTATTTGTTTCTTTGTTCTATGATTTGAAGGTAGTAAACCTTTACCTGTATCCCAGTCTATTTCTCTATTTTTTCTTGCATATAAAGTTTTTACATCTATTAAAGTTGTTTTATTATTTTTTATAGCTATCAAATCAACTGGTCCTGAACAACCTGCGTTTTGAAAAACTTCGTAACCATTATCCCATAACCATGTTACAGCATAGTACTCTGCGAAGTCTCCTTTTCTACTCGTACTTTTAATGGGTTTCATACCAACTGTCTCCTATTTTATATTCGCCTGTTAAAGGACAACGCATGTTGTAATGTTGTCCTGCTTTTTCTAATGCTTCTACTCCAAGTCTACCTACAAAGTCTGCTTGGCTTTCAAGCACTTGTATCTGCCATTCATCATGTATGTTAGCTACAAACTTTGCATCTAAACCATTAAGTTTTAAAGTTTCTTCAAGAATAATTAAAGCTTTCTTCATGGCTATTGCACCACCACCTTGTAGTAAGGTGTTTAATGCTGCATGTTTATGCCTTAAAAGAATCTTACGACCATCTAATCCCTTGAGGTAGCCCTTCTCCGAAGCTCTGTCAACTCGTTCCTTAAGAGTTCTAAGTGTTGGTAGACCAGTAAGAAAGCGTTCTCGCAATCGCTTACCGTCTGCTCTATTTCCTTTAATGATGCTTCCAATTTTTTCATCTCCTGCCCCGTAAATGAGTGCATAGATGAAAGTTTTTGCCTCATCTCTTGATTTAAGTCCAGCAAACTGTTGGTTAGCTGTGTGAATGTCTCCGTTGATAATTTCATTTATGTAATCCTCGTCAGCCATATAGTGTGCTAACAATCTTAGTTCTAAACCACTTGCATCTATACCTACAAGCTTGTAACCTTTTGGTACAACCCAACATGACCTACATTCTTTACCATAAGGACTGTAAACAGCAGGTACTTGAGCCATGTTAGGACTCCTATGAGCCATACGACCAGTGATAGCACCAGTACAAATGACTGACCCATGCACTCTACCATCGTCTTCATGCACTGCATCTATCCAAGAATGTACTTGAGCTAATCGTTTTTGATATAGTAAGAAGTCTGCTATAAGCTGTGCTTCTTTTATATGAGTAATCTTTTTAAGAGTAGTCTCGTCAACAATAGCCTGACCTGTTGGTGTAAACTTATTGGGTTTCCATCCAAGTTCTTGTAGTCTTTGACCTATTTGTTTCCTAGAACCTAGGTTAAATTCTTGAAGCGTCTTCCTCATGAAGGGTTTTTGTTCAAGTGTACCATCTATTATATCAGAGTACTCTTGTTCTGTCAATCCCTGTTTGGAAAGTTTACCATCTTTTTTTAGTTTAGGCTTGACTAATTTGTCATCAATCCATATAGGTTTAAATGTTTCATGTACTTTATCTTCTGTTTCTTTTAGTTTACAACTAAGTTCTGAAGCTAAAAACATTGCTTCTTCATCATTGAATAAGAAACCATTTTGTTTTTGTTGTTCAAGTATATATGTAACTTTATGTTCTAAGTTTATACATTCTTTTGAAAATCCTAAAGATTCTTTTTTCAAATAATTAAATAATTTATAATTTATATCTACGTCTCTTTCACAATAAGATAACATTTCTTTTGTGAATGCAGACCACTCAGGTGAATCTTTCTTAGGTAGTCCAAGCTTATAACCCCACTTAGCTATGCTGTGTCCACCTTCTCTTGTAGGATTAAACAGCCTAGATAAAACAAGTGTGTCTATAACTTTATCTGAATGATATAAATCTATGCCAGTAAGCTTTTTAATTACTGGTATATCATATCCTAATATGTTGTGTCCTATAAGCATGTCTGCTTTCTGTAAGAATTTTATGCCCTCATCAAGGGTGTCTTCGTAGTAGTGATAGAACTTACCTTGTTCATCTTGTGCTACGAGACACCATATAACTGAAGGGTCTAATCCGTCTGTTTCTATGTCAAATACTAATTGCATTTATGCTCCTATTAAAATGGTATGATGTCTTCTTCTTTAGAGTTTAGAATTTCTAAGTCTTCGTATTCAGAAAGCCTACCTGTTTCTTTATCGTATACTAGAGAACAAGCCATGCCCACGTCTCCTGTGTATCTTGATTTAAGTATACGAAGTTTAGTTGTTCTTGATTCTAAATCATCATCTGATTGTTGGTTTCTTTCAAGGGCTATAACAGAATCAGATAACTGTGCAATACTGTTTGAGCCACGAAGATGAGATAGACTTACGCTAACACCATTCTCATGACCTTTGTTGCCCTCGATTCTACGTAAGTGAGATACAAGAATAATACCTGCACCTGTTTCTTCGACCATGCTACGAAGTCTGTGCATGATACTGTCGATAGCTTTACGTTCGTCTCCATCCAACATAGAACTTACTAGCATATGTAAGTGGTCTACTACAACCCATTTACAATCACAACCTACGATAAGATATCTAAGCTTTGCAAAGATAGCATCAATGTCGTTAGCACCAAAGTGAGCATGGATAAATACTCTGTCTTTACTGAATACTTTATCGAACATGCTGATAAGTTTAGCTTCTCCATAATCATCACGAACACTGTCAATAAATAATTTGTCACTAGCTTCGATAGAAAGTATACCATCTACTGTACGTTTCCAATCTTCTTCAAGTGCAATGATACCTACGTTGTCATCTGTCTGATTGATAAGCCAATGCTCAAGCTCTCTTGTGATACTAGATTTACCGAGACCAGTACCACCTGTAAGGGTTACAAGCTCCCCTGCTCTAAGACCTAAAAGCTTTTTGTTAAGACCCTCCCAAGGATAAGGCACACTCTGTTTACGTTCTCTGTTTAGAAAGTCGTGTTGCTTCTCTGATACCCTGATGATACCACTTGGTGTGTAGACTTGTGCATCCCACCATGCTCTTGTAAAGTCTTGGTGTTTACCTTTGTTGAGCATATCGTTAGGGTCTTTGTAGCCATTAGGAAGCGTAACTATCTTTGCTTTTCCGGGCTTGATAATACTAGCTACCTTTTGTGAAGCTTCCATACCTGCTTTGTCTTTGTCAAAACATATGACAACATTGTCAAAACTTTCTACATACTCAAGGCTTTCTTTGATGTCCTTGACAGCCGAAGCTGCACCACGTTTGATAGAAACTACTGCCCACTTACTACCAAGTAATTCGTAAGTAGCCATAGCATCACATTCTCCCTCAACAATCGTAAGGTATTTACCACCTTCTTTGAAAAGGTTCTGACCAAACAGACCCGAGTCTTGTATAGTACCATCAAACGAAAAGCGTTTGTCTCGTACATATCTAATCTTTGTAGCACACTGCTCATGATTGATATAGAAAGGATATAAATGCTGAGCCAATTGACCATTTGCATCATACACAACCTTAACACCATACTTTTCTGCAGTTTCTTTAGAGATATTTCTATCTGTAAGCTTTGCAAAGATACCACCATGTGCATTTACATTAGGCTTGGGTGTTGGTTGTTTGATATAGTTTGTCATTGGCGTTACGTTTCCCTCATAGTTTGAATAAAATTTGTCACAACTAAAACATTTTGCAGACCCATCAGCGTTGACAGATACTGCATCTTTGCTACCACATTCGTGACATGGAACATGATACTTAATAAATTTACTTTGTTCTTGCATAATTACCCTCGTTGTTAAATAAAAAAGCCACCCTGTTTTACGAGAGTGGCTTCGATTGGAGATATGAAAAGTTAATTAGTCTTCTTCGCTAGAAGTTTCCTCATTAACTGTTTCTTCTTCAGACTCTACCACTGCTTCAGGAGTATCCTTTAAGAGGGTTTCAAGATTACCCCTATGTGCAGAACTCGCAAAGTTTAAAGCTTCTAAAAGAACTTCCAACGTGCCTACCTTATTGATGGTAATACGAGCATTGTTTTGTAGTTCTTCGTTTTCTATTTGGTTCACATCATAAGATGTTACACCTTCATCATTCTTAATACTAATAATCATATTAAAATTCCTCCCCGTCTCCAAACGGGTTTAATTCAGCACCATCTTGAGTCTTTAGTGCCACTAAGTCAAGTACTTGCATAGCTTGGAAATCCAAACCTTTGAACTGCCCATACTTATTATCGGTTTCCCACTCGTTGTATTGAACTTTGACATGAGAACCATTACCCACTACGTCATCCATAGTGTTCTTCTCTTTATCAAAAAGCTTAGGTGCATTTCTTACCATGCCATTCGGACCATTTACTTTTCTCTTTATTGTCAAGGCTCTACCAACAGGTGTTTGCCCACCATTCTCATCCTTTACAGATAAGTCTTTTATCTTGAAGCCACGAGCCTCAAAACTATTTGCAACATCATTGTCTACTACTAAATCAACTGTATACACAGGCTCAAACGTAGTGTTTGGTGTTGTTACTGAAGCCCAGTAGGCTTTTCCTTCTAATACTGCCATATTATTCCTCCTTTGGATTGGCGTTTAATTGGGGCTATTATACCCTACTTCTTGTTGGATGTCAAGCATTATATCATCCATTGTATAACTATTTTCGTCACATAATCTTACGTTGTAGGTATCGTCAGACCACCTAACTTCGTAAGCTATTTTGTTTTCGTATAGTTCTTTACCATGCTCTCTTATCCATGATTCAAATTCTCTATATTCTTCTTTTGTTAATCTTTTAAATTGTGTTTCCATTTAAACTCCTGTAAATAAATTAATTATACCTGTCAATAATACAACAGTTGCTACTGCATTTAAAACTATCAACGCCCTATCATTCCACATTAAACCTACTAAAGTCCACATAAAACAACCTATAAAACTTAGTACTAAATCTATTTCTGGAAAGCCTTGTGCTGACCTGAAACAGATTGCTAGTATTATAAAGCAACTTGCAATCCATTTCAAGTACCAATCAGTCTTCTTGTTTTTGTTCAACAATTATTTCTCCTGTTAATACTCCGACACCACCTGTTGCCGAGTGTTCTTGTGTATTAATAGAAGTTCTTAAAGCTTTATAAGTCATCTTTAATAGTTCAATATCTCTTTCAAGCTTTATAGAAGTCTCTTCTAAAGAGGTTATCTTCCTATTAAGACTATCAATATCATCATTGTTATTTATTATATCATCATTGAGTACAATAACACTAGCATACATAGTTACTAATACTACTATAACTAATAGTGTTTTAATTAAAAATAAGTTTATTTTATTTACCATTCTGTTACATCCTTTTTTCTTTTATCATTATATTTTACAACACGCCTACCACTTGCATAACCTGTGGTTTCACGTTCCCATTTAGAATCTTTAAAAGTTACTTCAATAAAACTAATATCTTTATCAAGTTGTTCTTCTTTTAGTTTTTCTTTTTGTTCTTCTACTGCATCTTTGTATTGTGTCATAGTGCTATAAACTCCATGTATGGTTCTTCTTTATGTCCTTCAGGCAACCATTCTACCATATCTTCAACCATTTGTAAATCTAAATTTGTACTTTTTGTTTCTCCTTCATCATCATGAGATAGTAACAAAGCTTTACCTGCATACACTCTGTCATTNATAGTAAAGTACATTTGATTATTCTTAAGTAATCCTTCATCGTCTATATACATATCTTGTGTTTCATAGATACGAACACAGTCAAAAGTTGTACAGTCTGTAAAACTATAGATTTCTTTATAGTCTCCTGAATAATTTACTTCAGTAATTGTTGTATCAAATGGGTTTATTAGTATTCCTTTCATATTTTCTCCTTAGTTATGTTGGTTATAATAAATACTTTCAGCTATGAAGCCTAGTATTTCTTCTCTATCATCATCTGCATGTAAATCATACAGATAACAAATCTCATCTATATCTTCTG